TCAGTTGCACCCGTTCGCGAGAAAACCAGCGAGCCCGCGGTCAGGCGTGGGCGTGTCGAGGTTGTAGGTCGACTTGTATGGTACTGCGACTGTGTGGCAGTAGAGCTGGTTGTATTCGGAGGACCCCAGCTTGCTTCGGTTGGTGGCTGACTGTACGTCGCGGAGCTCGTTCCAGAGCCAATCCGTCGGGAGTTTCCAGCAGGGGATGTTTCCCGGAGGGCAGGCGGCGCGGAGAAGTACTGTGGGTTCGACGCGGACTCGCGACGAGTTCTCCCATGTGTAGGACCTCAACCACGTGTACCCGACATAGGGGTCGGCGACGATGGGGAATTCGGTCGCCGCCGTCGGATACACGTGCTGCGTGATCGTCGTGCCGGAGATCACGTACTCAGTGCTGACGCTTTCACCGGCAGCGTCGACGGCCCATGGCGCGGCCACCACAGCGATTGGGTCGCTCACGTCCGCGCCGATGGCAATGCCACCGCCATCGAGCGGATGGAGGTCAGCTCCGTCAGGTACGTCGAACTCGTACGCGAACGCCAGCGGATCTCCGTCCTCGCTGATGCTGACGATCTGGACGCCACCGTCGGATTTCGCGATCGGTACGACCTCAGCACCGTGAACGTCGTACGAGGTGAGGCCATCTCCGACATCACGCCCGTCGTCGGCCGCATCGCCGACTCGAATTGACAGCGTCCCGTCGGGCGTTTCCAACGAGATGGGCTCGTGCGACGTGGACGGGACGATTTCTCGATGCTCTGAGGCTTGCGCACGAGCGTCGAGCACGCGCAACTCTGCGGACGTCGAAGATTCCGTCAGCCCGCGCAGCACGCTCAGCGGATCTTCGGTACCAGGGGCACTCGGCTGGGCGCTCGCTCCCACGCTTCCACCGAGGACGAGGGACGAGACGAGCATGACTGCCGCTCCGAGCTTCGTGGAGGTAGCGAATCTCCTGGACGGAGACTGTGCCTGTGGTCGTCGTTCTGCTGTGTTGTGGGTCATAGCGCCACGGTACCGCCCGCCTGGAGGGCCTGTCTGTCCCCCTTTTGGGGGACAAATGTCGAGGAAATCGGACAGTGCGGACAGTTGCTGACACGACGAAAGTGCCCCTCCCGGGGAGCCCGCCGCCGTAGCGTCAGGGACTCACCCAGGAGGGGCGTTGTCAGGATCGCGTGACCGCGAGAGCGATCACAACGACGGTCAGGGCCGTGGCGACGGCGAGCGTCGCCACGGTCAGACCTTGGCGGCCTGGTACTCCTCGGGCACGCCCTTGGAGATGATGGCGAGCGCCGACGCCGTACCGGCGAGCGTCGCCGAGACGATCGCGCCGCCGACTGCGAGGCCGACCCCGAGGAGCGCGTCCCCGGTCGTCGGGATCGCGATTGCGCCGAGCGGGATCACGCTCGAGAGGGCCTGCGTCGCGGTGCGCACGAAGCCGCGCTTCGCGGCGAGGCGTACGTCGGCGGGGATGACCTTGCTGCTCATCAGAAGTTGCTCCCTTTCCCGAGGATCCGCGCGAGGCGACGCTCGGCCGACCACACCTTGCCCGACCCGAAGTCGTGCGTGAGGGCGTCGCGGATCATGCCGTCCGACGAGCGGTAGACGCTCCCCATCGGGATGCCCATCCCATAGCCGACGTTCGTGACCGTGAAGCCGTTGTTGCCCTCCATGTAGGGCACGCCGGCCTGCCGGAGGTTGCCGACGGCGTTCGAGCTCGTGACGTGCTTGATGAACTGGTTACCGATGAGGTAGACGTGACCGAGGGCCTTGTCCTTGACGAGATACATGTCGTCTCCGTTCTCCCCGCTGGGGTTGTTGGGGTTGTTCACCGCGAGTCGTTCGCGGACGAAGGGGATCGGGTCGACGCCCGAGTTCGAGAGGCCCGGGGTTCCGGGCACCGTCTCCAGATGCAGGTGGATCCCGTACGGTGCACCCGCGTAGTTCGTCCCACTGACGGTGCCGATCGGGTCACCGCGCTTCACGAACTGGCCCTGACCGCCGTAGTAGATCGGACGCTCCTCGGGCGTCTCCGGGATCGGGAGACCGACGGTGTTGGGCGAGTGCTCGTACATGTGGAAGTAGCGGCTCTGGAAGCCGTCGTGCTGGAGCCACACCTGCACCCCACCCGCCGCGTACCCCGACGGGTAAAGCGCGTCGCCATTGTCGATGTACGGCGGGCGGAAGTAGATGAATCCGTCCGCGATCGCGCGGACATTCCACTGGCTCGGAGCGGCGAAGTCGTAGCCGCGATGGATGCGGCCACCGGATCGGGGCGCGCCGTACAGGCCTCCGCTGTCGACCGCCGGATAAGGGATCGCGTTCGCCTCCATACTCTCCGGCGTCGGACCGACCGGCCACTGCGTGATGACCGTCATGTTGTTCTCCTCTCGTGCCGCGCATGCGCGGCGGGTCTATCGGGGTAGGTCGTCGGGCCACTCCGGCGGGGGCGGCGGCTTGCCATCCCAGATGTGCGCCCGGTGCTTGTGCAGCAGGTCGCGGTATCGGTCGTTGCGATCGACGAGGATCCCGTTCCGCCGCTCAACCTCCGTGAGGCGTTGCTCGGCGGCGGTGATGCGCCCCTCGTGCGACTCGCGGTAGCCGTCGCGCTCCTCCTGCAGCTGGTCGATCAGGCGATCCGATGCCTGTGCGGCCGTCTGCTGCGCTTTCGCGCGCGCCGCGATCCATGCACCGATGACGCCCCCGAGCGCCGTGAGCGCGATGCCCGCGGCCCCGACCAGTTCCGTGGGGATACCGGTCACGTGACGGGCTCCGTCCACGCCGCGGCCCACGTGACCGACCCCACGAGGCCGTCGGCGACGAGGCCCTTCTCGCGCTGGAACGTGAGCGCGACCTCGCGCGTCTCGTCGCCGTAGATCCCGTCCGAGCCGTAGAGGGGGAACTGCCATCCGCGGTCCTCCATGCGCTGCTGCCAGCGCCACAGCATCTTGCGCAGCTCGTCGACCGTCCCGGCGGCGTTCGCGTGCTTGCAGCTCACCGACTCGGCAGGGCCGTTCTCGGGGCCGAAGTACCAGCCGCTCGGGAGCGGGAACGGCGGGGCGGCCGGGTCCGCGGGGATCGCGGAGGGGCCGCCTGCGAGGATCTCGTTCGCGCGTGCGACGGCCGCGGGGATCAGTGCGCGCACGTCGTTTCCGGGGCACTCGGTGGCGCGGTACTGCGAGTCCCAGCCGACCCAGAAACCGGCCTGCGTGCGGCCGGGCTCGTTCACCTCGACGGGGTGCCCTGCGCGCTCGGACTCGGCCGCGTGGTGCGCGATGAGCTGCGCCAGCGTCTCGGTCGAGGCGTCCGCGACGGGCCAGTCCGGCGCGCCGCCGATGTTCGCGAGCTCGATCGTGACCGCGCCGCGGTCCAGGTCGTAGCCGGTCGACGACGGGCAGAGGTCCGGGGGGACGATGCCGACGACGCGGCCGGTCTTGTCGGTGGCGTAGGTCGGGTGCGAGTCGCGCTCGTTCGGCCCAACCATGTAGGCGACCGAGTCGGGGCCGTCGCCATTGGCCTGGTGGTGAGCCATGAGGCCGACGACGGGCGCGTCGCCGCGCGAGCGGCCCCACGGGGTGTCGACGATCTGGTCTGTGATCGGTGCCCAGGTAGGCATGTGGTCTCCTTCGGGTACGGCGAAGCACCCGCCAGGACGATGCTGAGCGGGCGCTTCGATCAGGTGAGTCAGGCGTTCAGTCGCTTCGTGTCGGACGGCAGGAGACCGCCCTGCATCAGGTCCCAGAGGCGCACGTCCTCCTGCCCGAGCGACCACATCGCGACCCCGGCGAAGCCGAACTCGAACGCGGCCGCGGCGCGCCAGTGGAGGACGCCCTGCGGGTCGTGGACGTAGATGATGCGCGCGTAGTCGGCGTCGCACGCGACGAGGCGGCCGACCCACACGTCGATGTCGGTCGGGATCACCGTCACCGTGTGCGCGACGTCGGAGACCAGCGGCGAGGGGTTCCAGTGGTGGAAGGCCCAGTCGCGCGAGATGCTCGCGGTGCGGGTCTCGTGCTCATCGACGTCCGTGTCCGGCCGGAACTGCGCGCCGTCGTCGCGCCAGGTGACGCCCGTGCGAGCGATGCCGCCGAGCTCCAACTGCTCGGTCACGCCCGGCGCGTCGATCTGCACGGTGACGCGCTCGCGCGGCATGTACCACCAGCCGTCGCCGAGGTAGAGGTGATCGAGCCACATCTCCGCGCCAAGTCCGGTGTCGAACTGCGTCACGCCTCCCGGGAACGCCGTCCCGGACGCCGACAGGATCGTCGGGATGCGGCCCTCCTCGGTGAGCCCGAAGTACGCGCGCGCCGAGTTCTCGCGGACGCGCAGCCCGAGCACGAACCGCTGCTCCTGCGGGGCGGCCCCGGCCGCGCGCGGCGTCACGTACGCGGTCGCCTCGACGGAGCCCGAGCGCACCAGCTCGAGCAGGCCCGAGTCGTTGGTGTATCGGACGCCCCAGCCCTGCGAGTAGATCGAGAAGCGGCCGCTCGTGGCGAACTGGCCGCGCGCCTGCACGTACAGCGGCCGCTCGCCGAAGTCGTGGTCGTAGGCCAGCGGCCCGGATCCGCGCCACTGACGGTAGCCGTCGAGCGGTTCGACGACCTCCCACGCCGGATCCGCGACGTACGCGGTCTCGGAGGTGATGTAGTCGTCGAGGATCGTCGCGGCGACCGGCTCGCGTTGCAGCAGGTCGACCGTGAGCCCGTACCCGGTGGACGGCTCCACGAGCGCCCCGGCCTCGGAGACGACGCGGCGCGGCTCGATCGTGTAGACCGCCTCCTCATCGGTGGGCCGGTTGTCGACGACGTCCCACCGGGTCGGCGCGACGGGCAGGCCGTAGCGGGTCGTGTACTCGCGGCCGCTGAACGACGCTGACACGATGCCCGTCGAGGCGTCGAACATCGACGGCTCGAGCCAGTCGTACACGTCCGTGTAGCCCCAGAGGGATTGCGAGTCGACGTCGCGGTAGACGACCCACCCGATGCGCTCGTGCGAGCCGTCGCCCTGCGGCGAGCCCTGCGTGCCGTCGCCGGTCCGGAAGCCGGTGAAGTGCTGCCACGCGGCGTAGTAGGTGCCGGAGTCGCCACGCCACCCGCTCGAGTTCGTCGGGTAGGCGTGGATCGTCCAGAAGTAGGCGTAGAGCGGGATCCCGAGCGACACCTTCCGCGGGTCGATCTGCGAGGCGACCCACCCGGCGACCTCGCGCACCCAGAAGCCCGGCGCGATCGGGCCGGGCGCGGATCCCATCCACGCGAAGTCGTACGTCATGATCTCGACGTGGTCGACGATCTGCCCGAGCTCGTAGTACCGCACCCAGTCCTCGCCGCCGACGGATCCGGACGCGGTCAGCGGCGGCAGCGCGCACGCGCACTTCCGGCCGAGCGTGTGCGCGCGATCGGCGACGGCCTCGAAGATCGCCTCGGACTGGGCCGGGTCGCCCGCGCCGCCCTGCTCGAGGTCGATGTCGACGCCGTGCAGCCACGGATACTCCGCGAAGACGGCGGCGACCTGATCGGCGAGCTTGGCGCGGGCGGCCGCGGATCCGCGCAGCGCGTCGAAGATCGCCCGCGGGGCCTCGCTCGGGTTGTCCATGTTGCGGAACGCCGCCCACCATCGGATGTGCGGCCACCGCGCCCGGTAGCCGTCCATCACGGCCGGGTCGAGCGTCTCGGTCAGCGTGCCGTCGGTGGAGACGTACCACCCGAAGATCGACACGTCCGTGAGCCGGTCGCCGTACTCGGTGAGCACCAGATCGATGCGCGCCGAGATGCCGAGGTGCCCGACCCACACCCACACATCCTCGCCGTCTGCCATGGCCGGGCCTCCTCGTGTCAGCCGGGGGCGTTCGAGTCGTCCTCGGCACGGTCGGTCCACCCGGCGCGCAGGAACGCGCGCCCGGCGGTTCGGATGTTCAGGTGCAGATCGGAGCGCTCGGGAACGACCGGGACGCGCCCCCACCCGGCGGTGGCGGTGAGGGCGGCCCCGTCAGCCTCGACGCGCGCGCCCACGGGATCCCCGAAGCGGTAGCTGCCGACGCGGGTGTCGCCGTGCGCGCGCTCGACGGCGATCTGCGTCGGTGTCGCGGCGTCGATGTTCGCCAGCAGGACGACGGGCCGCCCGCCGTGGATGACGCCGTTGCGGTAGGTCGTCTTCCCCGTCGGGGTGCCCGCCTCGGCCGGGTTCGGGACGATGCCGGTCGGCTGCTCGCCCTCCTGCAGCTGCAGGTCGGTGATCAGCACCTCGGCGGCCTCGGGGAGGTCGCCTGCGAGGAGCCGGAGCGTGATCTGCGCGACGCGGCCGCGCGGCGTGTGGTACGCACCGCGCAGCCTCATGGCGTCACCCCGGGCGACCAGGGCAGTTCGGACACGTGCGGGAGCCACGCCGACGGCGGCCCCGGCTGCAGGATCACGTCGGTGATCGTCACCTCTGAGCCTGCCTCGCCGTTCGGGACGCTCACGCGGACGCGGAGCGTCGCGATGCGCCCCGCGCCCGGCCGGAAGGTTGCCCTCATGTCAGCTCCAGCGTGATCGTCTCTGTGGAACCGTCCTCGTACGTCACCTCGGCGATCGCGCGCACGTCCGGCGTCCACCCCTGCGGCCCCGACGACTCGATGTCGAACGACAAGCTGTAGGCGTCGCGGTTGTCGGGTTGGACGGTCTGCTCGATCCACCGCTCACCGGAGCCGGTGAACCGCGCCGCCATGTCGCCCGTGCCTTGCGCCGCCTCGACGGCGTCGACGCCGAGGGATCCCCAGTGCTGCAGGCCGCCATCGAAACGCGAGTTCTTGAGCAGGTTGTACGGGACGAGATCGAACGTCGACTGCTGCGACCCGGTGGTCACGCCGCCCTCGTCGCCCGTCGACGAGCCGAGCTCGCGCAGCTTCGCCGAGAGCGTGATCTTCGTGCGCGCCGGGCGCACGATGTCGTGCTCGATCGCGACGATGCGCTGCGCCTCGCGGATCCCCAGCTCGTCATCTACGACCGTCACGACGTCGCCGACATCGAACCGGTCGATCTCCTGGCGCGTCTGCCACGACAGATCCGCCACCGTGAACTCGTACGAGTACGACGGCCGCGAGCGATTCGCGAGCGTCGCCGACGCCATCGACAGCATCGTGTACGGCGACGTGCCCGCCGCGAAGTCGTACGTCGCCTCCCGCACCTCCGACGTGTAGGTGAAGTCCTCGACGTACGCCTCCCCGCCGTTGACGCTCGCGATCGTCTGCCCGTCGGCATTGCGCGCGTAGATGCGCGTCACCAGCGACGTGGTGTCGACGACGCGCTTCGACTCCGTCAGGCCGCGCCCGTAGACGAACGCCACGCCGACGTCGCGCCCGGACTTCGTCACGAGCGACACCGTGCGGGCGACGCTGTCGAACAGCAGGTCGCCGCCGTGGTTCGCCTGCACCGTGCGCAGTAGCTCGAGCGGGTTGGTCACCTCGACCGCATAGGTGCGGCGCGTGGCGACGTTCACCGTCCCGATGCTCCACTCGGTGCCCGCGAGCGCGTCCGTCATCGCCTGCAGAGCCGTCACCTGGCGGTACTCGCGCGCGTCGAGCTGCCCGGCGTAGGCGAGGTCGTAGAAGTCCTCCTCGCAGTACACGGACATGACCGGTGTCCCGGCCTCGCGGCCCGTCTCGATCCGCCGCACCCGGTACGGGATCCCCGCGTGCTCGACCGGAGCCTCGGGAAGAATCGCGCCGCCGTGCCGGTGCTTGATGGGCAGACCGAAGGTGAGCGTCTGCTCGCCGTTGACCTCGCGGACGACGACGCCCGCCACCGGGTCGACGATCGCCGCCGCGTCCGCGCCGTCGCCGACGATGATCGGCTCGCGCGCATACCTCGGGATGACCGGTTCCGGCGTCGGCGGGAGCAACACCGTCACCGGGAAAGTCACCGTGTCGGTCTGCCCGTACGAGTCGGTGACCGTCACGTCGACCTGTGCGGTGCCCTCGCCGAATCCTGCGCCGACCGTCATCTGATCGCCGCTGATCGACACCGACACGAGCGAGCCGGGGTCGTCCTCGACGGCCGACCACGAGAACGGGCCGCCGTCACCGGTCGCGGTCAGCGTCACCGTCTCCGCGGTCCCCGCCTCGAGGTCAATCGGCATGATCGGGTCGATGACCGGCGGATCCGGCGCGATCATCTCAACGGTCACCGTGAACGTCGTCTCGCCCGTCTGCCCGTCGGCATCGGTCGCGGTCACCGTCACCGTCGCGGATCCGGGCGTGCCGCCGTCGATGGTGAGCGTCGTTCCCGAGACGGACACGGCCGCCACGGCCTCGTCGCTGGACGCCGCCGAGTAGGTGACCGGTCGCCATCCGTCGGTCGAGGACACCTCGACCGTGTCCGACGTCCCTTCGCCGATCGTCACGTCCGAAATCGGATCCATGACGGGCGCGCCGACCTCGGCGATGTCCACGTCCATCCCCGCGAACGACTTCGTGTCATCGGCGAGGTAGACGCGGAAGCGCACGAGCCCGTCGAACGACGCGGGCGGCGGGTCCGAGAGGTCGGCCCATGTCGCGCCGTCGTCGGTGGATCCCTGCGCGGCCCAGCTGTGGGAGTGACCCGCGAGAGGCGCGAACGTCGCGCCGTCCTGCCAGCGCAGCGGCACCGCGCCCGTGTAGAACGTGCGGTCGGATCCGCCCGTGCCGCCCGTGGGGCCGGTGACCTCCGCGTCGGTCACGGCCAGCACGTCGCCGTGCCCAGCCGCCTGGCCGGTCGAGAACGTGCCGCGCGCGAGCGCGTCGAGGAACGTCTCGGCGTCGAAGGTGGCGTCCGGGCGGGCGGTGAGGAACTCGTCGACGCCGCCACCGGCCCAGTACGCCGCGGCGTCACCCATCCCATAGACGCGGATCTGCGCGCCAGGAGCCGTGTTCGGCGTGCCGCCGATCGCGCGCGCCGGGGAGATCCACCACTCGTGGGTAGCGAAGTTCGCCGCGAGGATCTGCGACGTGCCCGCGTCGAAGTCGATCAGCTGTCCGACCCACTGCGACGTGGTCGGCGTGCCCCACGGAGGCGTGCCCTCGAACTGATCCAGCAGTGCCGTCCCGGCATCGTCGTAGACCTGGTGTCGCAGCGAGCCATAGTTGACCGTCGCGAGGTGGAACAGCGGTGTCGCCGTGCCGTCGCCGCGGGTGGTGATCAGCGGGATATGCGCCATCGTGTAGGCGTGGTCGTACCACATGCCCACGAGGTAGCGCCCGCTCGTCATGCCCTGCGGCGGGGCGTGTCCGCCGCTACCGCCCCGGCCGATCCACGACTGTGACGCCGACGGATCGGTCGCGTTCAGCCGCGCGCCCTCGCCCCACTGGCCCGCCTCGGTGAACGCGTTCGCCGACCCGCCGCTCTCGTACCAGAGCCGCCAACTCGCAGTGTTCACCGTGTCGGCGACGTCTTCGTAGGCGGGTCCAGCAGCCCAAATGGCGATCTCGTGGAACCGCGTGAGCGTCACCGGGTTCAGGCCGGGGTAATCGAGCGGCACCTCTCCCGACCATGCGAGACGATCGTTCCACAGCGTCTGAACGGGCACGGTGCCTTCCTTCCTGCGGCCTACTGCAGCCGCGAATTCGCGTAGAGCCGGACCGCCGACACCGTCCCGGTCGTCGACACGGCGAACGTGGCCGCCTCGTGCGGCCAGAGTTCGGCCCGATCGAGCGACGTCATCGGCCGCACGACGGACGCGACCTTCGTCGATCCGTTCCAGCGCGCGAAGTCGAACGTGTCGTAGTCCAGGCGCAGCACCTGCGCCGAGGTGAGCGGCCCGGGGATTGTCGTGACGACGTCGCCGACGCGCACCGTGACCGTCTCCGACGAGGACAGCGTGCCCTCGATCTCGACCGTCGGGAACGAGCGCGCATTGCCCTCCTGCCGGGTGATCTGCCGCGAGCCGGGCGCGGCGTAGCTCCATGTCTCATCGGCCGTCGGGCGGCCGTACGCGCTGAGCACCTCGAAGGCGACCTCGCCGCGGAACTGGAAGCCAAGCCCGGTATCCCACGTGAGGCGCTCCCAGTCGATCCCACCCGCGGCGATCGCGCGCCACTGCCAGCCCGGCATCGCATCGATCTGCAGTTGCCGTTCGCCGCGGGCGGGGTCGAGGGCGAGCACGAGGCTGTCGCGCTTGGTCGCGGCATCCTCGGGCGTCTCGCCGGACACGATCACGTCGAACGCGAAGCGAGTCGAGGACCGCGTCGCGCCGCCGAGGATGAGCCCGTCCGTGCCCGGGGCCTCCAACGTTTCGAGCTGGAGGCCCGCGAGCGACGGCCAGGCAGTCAGGGTCGCGATCAGCCCGAGCGAGTCGGTCGTGAACGACCCATACGTGAAGCTCATGCCGTCACCGCCCCTCCGAGGTTGACCTTGCCGCGCGCGCGTTCGGCGCGCTGAATGCGCTGGTGCAGGTCGCGCGAGACCTCCTCGACGCGCCGGTCGCTGTCGACGGTCATGTGCTCGATGTGCACGAGCGCGCCCTGCACGGTCATTCCGGATCCGTCCTCGCCCGCAAGCCCCTCCTCGAGGGCACGGTTCATCAGACCGGTGTCCACGACCGACTCGGGCCGTCCCGCCTCGGCGAGCACCGCGAGGGTGCCTCCCGAGCGAGGCAAGATCGTCGCGCCCTTCGCGAGATACGGGATCTGCGGAAGTGATAGCCCCCACGTCTGACCGCCCACGGCGGGCACCCAGTCGGGGATCGTGACCGACAGCGAGTTCAGTCCACTGATCGCGCCGTTGACGAGCCCGATGATTCCGTTGATGGGGGCCTTGATCGCACCGACGACGTTGTTGAACGCCGATTGCGCGAAGCCCGCCAGCCCGCCGAACACGGACTCGAAGAATCCGCCGATCCCGGACCAGAGACCGTTCCACCAGGACGCGATGCCGTCGCCGACGCCGCGGATCCACGACGCGAAGCCGCCGAAGATGCCCTGCACCCAGCCGATGAAGCCGTTCCACGTGTCGGCCACGAACGATCCGATGCCGGACCAGAGGCCGTGCCACCAGGACGCGATCGCGTCGCCGATGATGCGCACGCCGAGCAGGAACAGCTCGAACTTCTCGCGCACCCAAGAGGTGAACCCGTTCCAGATGTCGCGGATGAAGTTCCCGATGCCCGACCAGAAGTCGTTCCACCACTGGACGTAGAGCGCGCCGACGCCCTGGATCACGGCGACCCAGAACTCGAACTTCTCGCGCACCCAAGAGGTGAAGCCGTCCCAGACATCGCGGATCCACTGACCGATGCCCGACCAGAGGCCGTTCCACCAGGTCGCGATGCCGTCGCCGATGCCCTGAAGCCAGCCGATGAAGCCGCTCCACACGTCGGTGATCCACGTGATGAACCCGTCCCACACATCGCGGATCCACTGACCGATACCGCCCCAGAGATCGTTCCACCATGTCGCGATGCCGTCACCGACGGCGACGAGCCAGTCGACGAAACTTCCCCAGATGTCCGAGATGAACGCGACGACCTCGTCCCACCGCATCACCAGCAGGACGACCGCGGCGACGAGCGCGATGATTGCGAGGATGATCCATGTGACCGGGTTGGCAAGCAGGGCGATCGTGGACGCCCAGATCGACGCTGTCCACGCGACCATCGCCGCGACGAGCGTCACGCCGATCACGCCCGCGATGACGCCGATCGTTCCGGTGTTCTGCGACACCCACTCGCCGAGCGCCTGCAGGGTTGGCATCGCCGCGGTCAGGCCGTCGCTGAGGGCGGTGAACAGGCCGGTCGCGAGAGGCTCGAGCGCTGTCATGCCCGTGTTCATCGTCTGCTGCCATCGCTCGGAGAAGCTCATCGTCTCCTCGCCGACACCGAGGATCGTGTCCCCGGTCGCTCCCGTTGCGGCCATCAGGTCATCCATGCTGAGAACGCCCGACTGCAGCGCCCCGATGAACTGTGCGGCGTTGCGGGTGCCGAACACGGATCCCGCGATGTCGAGCGCGGCCGCGCTGTCGCCCTTGTCGATGTACCCCTGCATCTCACCGATGACGCGCTGGAACGCGTCAGCGGGCTGCTCGCCGTCCTTCGCGAGGTTGACGAGCGAGCGGGACAGACCCGACATCATGCCGTTCGCATTCAGGCCCGCCTTGTCGAGCGAGCCGAGCAGACTGATGCTGTCCTCGAATCCGAAGCCGAGTTCCTGCAGGGCGACGCCGTTCTGCTGCGCACCCGATGCCAGATCGTTCATGCCGACACCCGTGGCCTGCGAGACCTGAAACAGGCTGTCCATCGCGCCGACGACGGCGTCACCCTCGATCTTGAAAGCGCTGAACGCCGCCGACGTGGAGGCGATATCGACGTCCTGGCCGAGGATGCGCCCGGCCTCGAGGTACTGCTGAGCGACGGTGTCGAGCGTTTCACCGGACAGGCCGAGGCGCGTATTGAGATCCGCGACCGTAGTGCCGACCTGCTCGAACTCTGCAGGCACCTGCTTACCGACGGACTTCGCCACATCGACCAGGCCCGTCAGAGCTTCGCCCTGCGCGCCAGTCCCGACACGGATCGTGTCGGTGACGGTGTCGAACGTGTCGCCGACTGAGTACAGCCCCTTGAACGCGCCGACGACGGCCCCGCCGATCGCGGCCGCGCCGATCGCCTTCTTGACGTTCGACGACCAGCCCTTCCCGGCCTTGGTGCCCTCCTTCTCGGCGGCGGCCGTCCCGGGGGCGAGCGACTTGACGATGCTGTCGGTCGCGTTCTCCATCGAGGGCACGAGTCGCACCCACGCTGTCGCGAGCTCCACTCCGGCCATGCGCTCACCCCCGGGTCCTGCGCTCCTTGCGCGCCTTGCGGGCTCCACGCCCGCTCTTCTTCGAGTCCCACCAGTCGTGGAACTTGCTCATCGCGATCGGCTTCGAGCCGAGTTGCTTGCCCTTCGGCTTCTCCCACGGGCGCGGAATCGGCTTCGGCTTCGGCGCGGACTTCTTGCCCGCCCGCTGCCAGTTGCCCCAGTTCAGGGCGTCCGCGATCAGCGCGAGGAGCTGGTCGCGCACCGTCCACTGCGGCCCGTTGATCGACCGAGAGGTCGCCGTCTCGGGGTCGCGCTGGAATGCACGCACCATCACCAGCAGGTCGCGCCACGAGTAGCGGACGCCGATGTCGGCGAGCCGCCACCCGCGGCCGAGGAGATCGGCCTCGATCGCCTCCGCGTGCTCGTCTAGGAGCTCGCAGAGGCCGAAGATTCCCCCAGCTCGATCCCGGCGTCCTTCTGCCACTCGGCGACCATCTCCTTCACGACCGCCACCGGCACATCGAGCAGCGCCTCACCCAGCCCGGGCGCGATCTCGTCGAGCACGGTGTAGATACCGCCCTCGACCTCGTCGGCCTTGCTGAGTCGCTGCACCTGACGGCCGGTCAGATACTCGGCCTTCGGCATCAGGAATGTGCCGTTGTCGGTCTCGACCTCGAACTGGTTCTGATCGACGGACTTCTTCCAGTCGGGCACCTTGTAGCCCATGCGCGTACCTCCACTTCGGGGAACGGGGAACAGCGCAGCGCCCAGCCGGTTCCCCGTTCGGCTGGGCGCTGCGGTCAGAGAGACGGGCCGGTCAGACGCCCGTCGCGACGACACCGTCGTCGGTGAAGATGTAGATGTTGTTCCCGGCGGCGTCGGGGTAGGTCGACAGCGTCACCGGAAGGGTGATCGCGGCCGATGCCTGCAGCGGGATCTCCCCGCGCTCGGTGACCTGGCCGTGCGGGACCATGACCAGCACGCGCCGCTCGCCGTCCTTGATCTTGAAGTACCAGGCCTTGATCGGCCGCTCGGTCCCGGCGATCGCGGCGCGCGTCTGCGTGCCGTGCGTCGAGTCGGCGGCCGTCGTGTCGACGTTGCCGTCGCCCATGTAGTTCTTCAGCGCGCCCTCGGACAGCTCGAGGTGCGTCCAAGCGAGCGTGCCGTCGAACTCGGTCATGATCCGGCGGATGACGCGCAGCGCCCAGTCCTTGATCGTCTCGGTGGACTCGGACGGCGTGATCGTCACGCCGTCCTCGTTGACGTAGCCGGAGTCGTCGAGCCCGTCGGTGACGACGTCGTCGATCGTGGCCGGGACGACGTCCGTCTCGGGGCCGGTGAGGATCGCGCCCGTGACCTCCTGGTCAGGTGCGCCGATGTAGACGTTCTTGTTGTTGACGCTCATGCGAGCGCTCCTTTCGGGCGTAGCGAACAGCGCGGCCCCGGGGCGGGGCCGCGCGGAAGTCGGGGAACGGTCAGATGCGCGACCGCCGCAGATCGGCGGTCACGGTCGCCGTGAACCGGAACCTGTCGGGCACCGACGGCATAGGGAGATTCGCGGGCAGGGACACGGCGCGGACCCCATAGCAGGTGACGCCGCCGACAGACCCCGCGCGGCCCGCGGCTTGCAGATGGGCGATCATCTCCGCGCAGATGCGGCGTGCGCGGGTCTCCGTCCCGGCGAAGCCCTCGAGCGCGAGGGTTGCGCCGTCGGTGACGAGGTCGCGCTCCGCGCCGCCCGTGCCCACGACGCGCCCGAACTCGGACGGCTTGGGGTTCGGCACGCGCGTCCCGATCGGGACAGTCATGCGCGCGTTCAGCTCGTCGACGGCGGCGATTTCGTCGTCCGCGGGAATCAGCACCTCGGCCACGGTCACCTCCCGGCGTCGATCGCGCGCGTCAGATTTCGATCCTCGGCCTCGGCCTCGCGTGCCTCGTAGGTCGCGGTATTCACGAATGCGACTACACGGTCACGGTTGCGGGTCACCTCGACTTCGTGCCCTTCGCCCGCGGCCGACTGGATGCGCGACGCACGCGCCGCGAAGTCGTCCTGCACCTCCTGCGAGAGCAGCAACTCGGCGAATCCCTTCGGGTTCCGCTTGATCCGGAGCCCCTTGACGTTTGCCATCAGCCCTCCCAGCGGATCAGCTGCACGATGCAGTGCGATGTGCGCGCAGTCACGCCCGGCTGTCGGCCGACGCCGCCGTCGACGTGGAACGTCTCGCCGAACAGGCGCACTCGGTCGGTGGCCTCGATGTCGGCTTCGAGCGGGCCGCGGAGCGTGTACGCGGTCGATGATCCGTCGCGGTTGGTCGTGTCCTCGCCGGTCGCGCCCGCGTCGATCGCCCACCCGTCGAGGGGCGTCTCGGTCGCCTTCTCCCAGTCGCGGGCCTGGTTGCCGCGGCCGTCGTCGACGAGCGGCGCGCGGAGCCGCACGATCTGGTTCCGGTCGACTTGCCCGCCGATCACGGGACATACCCGATCGTGTACGGAGCGAGCGTCGCCACGTCAGAGCTACCGGGCGCCGTCTGAAGCGCGCCGCCGGCACGCCCGAACGTCAGAGCCACGCCTCCGGCCTGCTCGCGCGTCTGCCCAAGCGGTGCGCCCAGCCCGCCCGCGGCGATCGCAAGCGTCAGCGTGAGAATGCTCTCGGGGACACTGGCGAATCCGGCGGTGAAGGTCACCTCGGCAGTGCACCCCCGTAGCGACGTCCACCCCGAGTCAGGATCGAACCCCACGGTCGCGGGGGAGATCGTTGCACCGTCGATGGTGACGGCGTCGATCGACGTGATGCGCATGGCGGGGAGCCATACGCGCTCGGGCCAAGGTGACGTGCGCCTGAATGTCTTCTGCTCGTTCGGCGCGATGTGCCATCCGCAGTGGTCGCGGATCGCGCGCGTCGCGGCGTCGAGCTCGGTCTGCAGGAACGGGTGGGTGGCGGCGATGGCCCCCTGCGTCCGGTTCTGCATGTCCTGCGGTGTCGCGAACGATGCCATCGCCACCACCTCCGTCCGCTACTTCTCGGTCGCGGTGCGCGACTTGTTCTTCGGCTGGCGAGCCTTGTTCGCCGGCGTCTGATGCTCCTTCGCGCCGAGGCGCTTGGCCTCGTCGGGGGTGAGCTTCATGACGGTCTCGACGTTGTGTCGTCCGACGCGGACGACGTACTTCTTCAGTGCCATGTCGTTGTGCTCCTGCGATTCGATGCGGAGATCGACAGGGACCGTCGTGGTGCGCGGGCCGCACGACGCGTGCGCCGCGCCGCAGACCTTGCATGTACCCACGACGGCCCCCTTTCGATCACGCGGCGGTGAGGTCGATCTCGACGAACGCCGCCGGGCGGCGGACACCGAACGCGGCGCGCTCCTCGGCGAGGATCGCGACCAGGTTGCGGATGAAGAAATCGCTGTGCGAGTCCGTCACCGAGATCGACGCCTGCTCGCGATCCCAGAGGACCGCCTTGCGGAAGTCGCCCGTGAGGCCGACGCCGGGCGCGATGTTCTCCGACTCGACGACCGGGAGGCCGTGAAGGGTCGGGACGCCGGCCGCGAGGGCCTCGTTCTGCGGGTTCTTCGCGAGTCGGGCGAGCTGGATCTTCTCCCAGTCGACCGGGTTGAGCAGGTAGGCGGTCGGCATGGCGCGCCCCACGGTGCGCACCTTCGTACGTGCCTTCAGGGTCGTCTCAAGCAGCGGATCGAGGTCGGTGACCGTGTTCGAGTAGGCCTGCGACTGGATGCCCGTGGTGTTGCGGATGCCGGTGAGGTTCTCGCCGGTTCCGTCGCCGTTGAGCACCTGGTCTTCCTCGGTCTGTGCGAGGTCGGCGAGGAGCTCGTCGTCGATGAGTCCGCGCAGCTGCGAGGCATCGGCGATGCCGCGCTTGGTGGCGGGAATCCACTCGGCGATCGTGCGCACGGGCGCCGTGACCTTCTTGAAGGCGATCGACCCCTCGGGCTTGTACCCGCCGCCGGCGGCGAGGATGGGCTCGCCGGTGGTGGTGTCGTGCGTCGGGGCATCGGCGGTCGTGGCTTCCGGGGTCGGGGCCGCGGCCGTCGGCTGCGAGGTCTGCTGCACGAACTCGACCGTGTCCGAGTCGGTCTGACGGACCGAGATCAGATCGCGGATCGTGAGCGTCGGGCGTCCGAGCGCCTCGTAGATGCCCGTGACGTCGGGGTTCACGAACGCGCCGCCGGAGGTGTCGGAGGCGCCGGTGACGAGCGACTTCCGCTTCGGGAAGATGCCCTTCAGGCCCATCGGCTCCGACTGCACGCGCGCGCGGTCGCCGGGCGCACGGTTGCCGTGCGCCTTCATGAAGCCGACGTACTGCGCCGACTCGATGAACAGCTGGCCGAGCGACTTTCCGCGCGACGGCGTCACGAAGCTGGATGCCGAGTTCGGGTCGTCGTTCGACTCGAGGCCGAGGTCGAGGCCGATGTCCTTCAGCGCCGACTTGACGTCGTCGGACTCCTTGACCTTCTGCATGTCGGCCTTCGCCGACTCGTATGCCTTCAGGTGGGTCGAGGCCTGCTCGATCTCGTCGGGCGTGAGGTCGCGGTTCTCGGCCTCCGCCTTCGATGCGATGTCGCGGGCGGCCTTGAGCTCGGCCCGCATCTTCTCCTTGAGATCCATGCTGGATCCTTCCGTTCAGAGAGTTGCGCCCTCGGCGGTTGCCAGGGCGATCTGCAGGCGCGTTCGAGCGGACGGCGCGCGTTCGGGTTCCTCGGCCTTGGCCCCGGCGGGCTCCTCGGTCTTGACCGTCACGTGACCGCTGGCCTTCCCAGCGCCTTCGGTTCCCTCGCCGTCGATCACGGCGAGGACGTTCTTGATGTCCACTGCGGCCGCGGCGATCTTGTCGGCCGCCTCGCGGAGCGTGGTCTCGTTCTTCGCGGAGATCGCGCGCCCCGCCTTGACGTCGGCGACGATCTCGTCGGCGAGAGCCTTGACCGCGACGATGGAGGTGTCGCGATTAGCGCCGACGGGGACGAACGAGAACTCGAAGGCCTCGAGCTTGCGCAGCTCGTTCGCCTTCGTCCCGTCCTCGAGGGTCACCTGGCCCTCGTCCAGGACGTCGAACGCGAACGACAGCTCGCGGATCCGTCCGGACTTCACGAGCCGGTAGACCTTCGCCGCGGTGGGCTCGTCGAGGTCGAACTCGCCCTTCACCCACCATCCGTGGTCGTCCTCGCCCTCATCGATCGCCGACGCGACGTTCAGGTGCGGGTCGTCCATCCGGTGCCCGTAGAGGCCCGACAGCACCGCTCCGGACTCCTTGCGCTTGGCGATGTCGTCGGCGAACGCACCGGGCGCGACGACGTCGCCGTAGCTGTCGGGCGTGCGAGTGAACGTGCTGGGGTAGACGAGGAACTGGCCCTCCTCGAGGCCGTCGTCGTCGCCGGTCTTGAACTTGACCGGCAGGGACTTGATCTTCATGGCGGCCCTCCTCCGGGCATGAGACAGGGCCGCCCCGCCGGGGCGGCCCTGTCGTGAGTGGATGTCGTGACGGCGATCAGCCGAACGTGACCTCGACGTCGCACCGGCAGTTGCTGACGCCCTCCGCGCCGAGCACGGGGTCACCGGGCCAGTTCGCGCCGTTCGAGAACGACTCGTCGATGCCGACCGTCTCGCCGTGCATAGACGCATGGGACGCGCGCGGATCGCCCGACGTCACCAGCCACGTCTTCTGGCTGCCGCCGTTCTGGCGCGCCGCCTCGGTCGTCGCAAACGCGGCGAACGTGGTCACGAGCGTTGTCGCGATCGAGCCCGCCCGCGAGTCCTTCGCCACGTCGAACGCGTGCGCCGGATCCGTCACCCCGGCCGGGCCGGCTCCTGACACGATCGCGCCGACCTGCTCACGCGTGGTCGCGTTGATCATCGCCGCGCGAGACTTCGCGACCTCCGCGAGGAACGCCTCAGTGCGCGCGAGGTCGTAGTCGTCTGCGCTGAATCCGACCGCGACGAGCGCGGCGACGGCCGCGGCCTTCGTCGTCTCGAGCGCGAGCGCCAGCAAGTCCGCCGCGAGCTCGCGATCCCACCGCTCCTCGTCCCACCATTTCGGGGCCTTCGTCCCGAGTGCCGAGAGGACCGAGCGGCTTTGACGCTCGAAGAACGCCGCCATGACCTCTTCGACCTTCGCCTCGTGCGTCGGCGGAGCCTGCTCCTTGGCGCGGATGCGCATCGACTTGCGATCCATCTCGCGGATGACGCGGCCTACGGCGTCCGGGTGCGTCTCGGACAGCTTCAGCAGCATGTCGACCGCGTCCTTCGTCAGCGCGCCCCCCGCGGCGCGCTCGTTCTGCGTTCCCGAGTCGCTCGGGGAGGCCTGACCGCCGACGAGGACGTTCAGCGGCGTGACGAGCTCGTCGCCACCGGGCACGCTGTGCAGGTTCGCGCGGGCGCGGGCCTCGTTCCGGGTGAGGTACGGCGCGCCGACCGACGTCTGCAGATGGGCGGCCTGCTCCTCGAACGAGCCCCGCAGCTTCTCCTGCATGTTGAACTCCACGTACACGCCCTCGGTGTCTCCGAGATCGGGCAGGAGCTGCAGAGCGATCTCCTCCTGGATCTCCTTCAGACGAGGCCCGAGCGTGTCCTGGTACAGCATCTTGTGCTGCTCGGTGATGTTCGAGAACGAGGCGTTGTCGAGGATCCCGATCATGGGCGGCGGGATGAAGTACGCCGCCGCGACCTCCTCCCGCGTCAGCTTGCGGGATTCGATGTACTGCAGATCGGTGGCCGACTGCGACGCGGGCACGAACGTCATCCCGTCCTCGAGAACTGGCGTGCCGCCGCCCTCGGTTGCGGACCATCCCGCGTACTGCTCGCGCCAGCCGGTCTTGAAGCGGCGCGCCGCCGCGTCCGACCATTCCTTCGCTTCCTTCGGGCGTGTGATGTAGCCCGAGTGACGGGCGCCGTTGCGCATGACCTGCTCGCGCATCTGTCCCGCCGAGTATTCCTCCGACAGCGCGCGGCGCAGCGTCTCGATCGGCGACGTCGCGTTCCGGTCGTCGTCCGGGTTGTAGCCGCGGAAGTACACGACGTCCTTCGCGGCAACCGTCATCTTGCCTCGCGCTCCCGTGATGATGAACGCCTCGGGGCGCAGCCAGTTGTCCGTGTTCGCGACCTTCCACATGCCGGGCGGGACGCGCACGATCTCCCATCCGCCGGACGACGTACGCGACTTCAGCCACAGGGCGCGGTCGTAGATGCCGAGGTCCGACACGAGCCCACGCATGAGCCGGTAGCTCGTCGTCCATGCGTTGGGTGCTCCGAGCAGGGTCGCCAGTGGATGGTCGCGAAGGCGCTGGCGGTCTGTCTCGCCGACGCGCCGGAACGTGTGCAAGGACAGCTGCGCGATGTTGCGCGCGAGAAAGTCGACCACCGTCCGCACAGGCTGCTGCGACCGATAGATCTGCGCGTAGTCCTGCGTCAGGTCGTCGGTGAGCCGCACCGACGCGGGCGCCGAGTAGGTCGGCTTGTGAACCGATCGGATCTTGCCTTCAGAAACCGCGAAAGCCATTGCCGCCCCCTCACGGTGCCTGAATGAACAGCACCCTGTCCCGCTCGATCACGGTGTCGCCGTCGAGCTCCACCGGCTCCGCGCCCGCCTCGAGCAACGTCGCGTTCTTGATGACGAGCAACGGCCCGTCCTGCTTGTAGAAGATCCCGTCCACTGATGTGCCGTCGGCCAGATTGACGACGACCCGGCGTCGGTAGATCACGCGTCGGAATGCGCCCACGCTCGCCTCCCCTGCTCGTCACACGACCATGAGGTCGTTCGTTTCATACGCCGACTCGAATGTCTCCGGCGGGTTCTTCAGCAGCCAATACGCGCCCTTGACCGCCATGAGCGGCGATGCATCCCCGGGGGATCCGTGGCGGTCGACGACGTAGCCGTCGCCGAGCTTCTTCATGACCGCCGTGCCGGCGGCGACGTCGAGCACCGGCTGCGTGCGGTGTCGGATCTTGTCGAGGTTCACGCCGTCCAGCAGCAGGCCTGTCGCCCGCCCGAGATCGGGGCCGCCCCACTCGACGACGTCGAGGTCGGCGTCGTCGAACTCGGTCACGAGCGAGGACACGGGCGCGCCGCGCGTCTGGAAGGTGATCCCGGCCGGTGTGAACGTGCGTTCGGGCGACGTGAGCCACGGGACGATCCAGTCGGTGCCCGGACGGGACGCCATGATCCCGACGTGTGCCTTCCCGTCGACACGCTCGGCGGCGAATCCGATGTGCGCCCACGTGCGGTCGTGCGACACATCGACGCAGACGTACACGGGCGCGCCGTCGCGGCGCTTCGAGAGGCGATCGGTCGCGGCCGCCCACTTGCCCGGCTGGAACGGGCCGCCCACGCCCGCGTCGACAAACAGGTTCCCCACTTCGGAGGCGAACACGGGCGCCGGGTCCGACGCCCACGCATCGCGCAGATTCTCCTCTGGGAGGTTGTAGTTCATCGACGGGTTCGAGTACGCCCATGCCTCTGGCGAATCCAGCGGCATTCCCGGCGGCGGAGACCACCAGAACAGTCCGATCGTGGTCTCGTCGTCGTCCGCCTCGATGGCGTCCGTCGCCTGCTTGTGAAGGTGGCGCTGCACGATCGCGTCCATGTCGCCCGTGTTCGCGGCAACGATCCGCTGCGCGCGGCGGCGCGCGTTCGTGGTCTTCGACAGCGCCGACCAGGCCTTGAAGTTCTTGTGCTTGAGGATCTCGTCAATGAAGACGAGATCGAATGTGAGCCCGCGGCCGCCATTGTCGGCACTGTCGACCCAGTACCGCTGGCCGCCGACGAGCTCGAACCACAGCTCGCCGTTCGTGTTCGACTCGTCCGCGACCTCCTGCTTCAGGCGCGGGATCGCGTCGATGAGCTCGCGCACGTGCTCCCACGGCTTCTTGGCCGTGGCGAGCTTCTGCGCGACGCCGAGCACCTGCGCGTCGCCGTCCATCACCATGCGGAACAAGATCAGCAGCGCCGCGAGGAACGTCTTCCCGTTCTGTCGAGCCACCCACAGCAGAACGGTCTTGAACCGGTAGGTGCCGTCGGGATTCAGCTCGAGCGCGTGGATCAGGAACCACCGCTGCCACGGGTTCAGCGCCGGCGCGAGCTCCTCGTTACGGGTGCCGGCGAGCTTCTCATGAAGCCACTCGGCGAAGTGGATCGCCGCGTACCCGGCGCTCGTCGTCGGCGTCAGCGGCCGACGGGGCGGCGTGAACACGCGCGGGCACTCGTGCCCGTACACACGCGTCGCGCTACGCCTTCTTCCGCGTCTTGCGGCCCCTCGCTTCCGGGTCGTCGTCGATGCCACTCGTCCTCCCGGTGTAGAACGCGCGGCGCATGTCGTCGAGCTCGTCCTTCTCCCGCGGCTTGGCCGCCGCGATCAGCGCCTCGAGGTTCTCGGCGTACCGTTGCGCCAGCCCCGCGCGCTGTGGGATCGCACCCGGCACGTCGAGATCACGCGCGAGCTGCATCACCAGAGCGGCCCGCCACGCAGCCGTCGCCGGGATCTCGAGATCCGCGATCACCGCGCGCGCGGCCTGCTCGTTCGTGAGCGCCACGTTGTCGTCGTTCGTCCCTGCGGATGTCCCGCGATCTGTCCCACGCTTCGACGTCGTGTCCGGCCCGATCTGCGGGAGAGCCTCGAGCTGCGCCTTCTCCCTCTTCACCGCGCGATACCGCGCCTTGCGCTCCCGGTCTCGCTTGCGCTTCTCCTCCGGAGTCATCGCCATCGCGACCACCTCCTCCGAGGGCGGGACATGGGACATCAGTACCCGGAGGGGGACAGATCATTGCCGGCGCTCGGCCCTCGGGAAGGGTGCCAGCGATCTGAACGCCCCTCCCCGGGACCCAATGTCAGAGGACGAAGCGCTCCTTGATAGCCACGGCGACATCGCCGAGGGCTTCTCGGATGTTCCCCCTCGCGAAAGGGATGTACTGCAAGCCCGCTACGTTTGAGAAGTTCTCGACGCCGTCTTCCACGAGCATCAGGACCCGGTCGAAGCCGAGCTTCCCTTGGAATAGGCCGGCTTCGTGGATCACATTCTGGCGTGCGCGGCGTTCGCCATCTCCTTGCTCATCCTCGGCAGTCATGACAATGATCGCGAGGTTCGCTCGTGACAGTTCCTCGTCGAGGATGTCGCGGATGGTGTGACCTGCACGAGATGCAGACTCGAACGCTCGGGTCCTGAGCTCCATTCGATCTTGCACATACTCCTTGAGTTCACGCCATGCGTTGCTGCGGCCATGTCCGACGAAGATCTGCGGCAAGGTGTCGCTTCGCTCCACAACCGTGGCGCTCGCGAGGAAACTCTCGAGCTTGTTGTGCAGTCGGTCCGTCTCGGACGGAGTTGGTGCCGTGACCGATACTCGGCTCGCCCCGGCGTTTGCTTCGACGCTGACTTCGACCCGGCCGGTCATCCACATCGGTATCGAAAGCAGTTTGGCCCCATCCTTCGGGTATACCGTCGCTCCGATCTTGATGACATCCGCGTCACGCACCCGGTCCAAGTCCTGGATCAGCTCATCCAGCGTGTCCCAATCCCACGTCGTGAGTCCGCGCGTAACTCGCGCCGTGATGTGCTCGGTCTCCTCCATCCCACCCGATGCCAGTGCCTCGACGATCGTTCGGACCTCGCGCACGAACTGCGCATCCGGGTAGCGATGGGCAACGTAGGAGTGTTTCGTAGGCATGCGCTCATGATCTCGCATCGCATGCGGATCGCGAAGCCCTACCCACCTCACCGACGAGTGAACGACGTTGCTCAGACTCGCCGCCCCCTCGAGATAGCGTCCGCGAGTCCCCGGAGCCCATCGGCGATCTCGCGGCCGAGCGCGTTGTGCTCGACGACGACCGTCGGGTGGTTCCTTCCCGTGTCGTTCGTGACGCGCAGCGAGAGCGGCAGTTCGAACGAGCCGACTTCGGCGGGCTTGCCGTCTCCCACGCGCAGGAGGATCCCGACGTCGATGTGCGCGCCAGCCATCACTCGCTCGCCTTCGCCGGCGCCTTCTCGTCGTCGGCGTTCCACGTGCCCTGCTTCTCGGTGATCTTGTACGTGCCGCCCTCGGCGCGGAACTCACCGAGCCCGACCGGGACGTCGTAGCGCTTGCCGTGCAGAGGCCCGCCCTTGCAGGTGATGCGTCGAATGGCCATGAGGATCTCCGTTCAGTGGGTACGACGAAGGCCCCGCCCCACGAAGTGGGAGCGAGGCCTTCCGGGCTCTTGCCGTCAGTGCTGAGCTGGCATCGTGACGGGGCTGTTGTTGAAGCTCGACGCCGGGTCGAAGCTGTAGACCTGTCCGTTCTCGTCACCGACAGTGGCGATCGTCCACGGGCTCAGGTTGATCGTGTCGCCCGCGTAGACGGTCGAGACTTTCTCGCCGCCCGCGCTGAACATCGTGTTCCGGCGGACCATGTTGAGGATGTCGAGGTGCCGCGTTCCGTCGCCTCCACCAAACATGGTGGTGCAGAAGCGGGCCGCGATGCTCGCGTAGGAGTCACCCTCGACCGCGTGGTACGCGACCGGGTTGCCGTCAGCGTCGGTCTCGGTCTCGCCCTGCGCACCCGCACGAGGACCGCTGTCCACGAGGTACTGGGGAACGAGCCCGTCGAGCTGTTCCGCATCGACAGAATCGACGGGCGTCGGTGCTGCGATGTCGGAGCACGTCGCGTAAGCGGGCTCCTCTGGTTCCTCAGTCACAACCGGTGCCGGCTCCTCTGTCGGATCTGGCGATTCGACGGGGTCCGGCGTCGCGGTCTCCGTGACGACAGGTGTAGGGGTCTCTGCAGCGGCCTCGGGCTCAGCGTTCGTGGCGCAGCCCGACAACGTCAACGCCGCAACTGCGGCGAGCGCGAAGATCTTCGAGGAACGGATCAACATATGTCGATCCTGACAGCACGCCTGACCGGTATGCGACCTTATGGCGGGAATTGTGGCCGATTGGATATCTTCCCTCGGCCGATCGGTCACCAAACTTCAGACGGGTCACCGATGCCAGGCCGTTGGTCGCCTGCTCCCTTGTTGCGGTTGCACCGCTTGTGGCTCGGCTGGCCGTTGTCCGGGTCGTCGGCGAGCTCAGGATGCGTCTTGATCGACTTGCGGTGGTCGTACTCGAACGAGTCGGGATTCGTCCTCGGGAGCGTCGTGTCGATCGCCTGGCCGCAGATCGCGCACGGCAAGTTGTGCTCGGCGGTGAGCTTGCGCAGCTCGGCACGGTTCCTGCGGTGCTGAGCGGTAGACCGGCCGGGGATGCCGGCGCTCACGCGTCGTTCTCCCAGGCCGGATCGCAGCATTCCGCGGCTGCGAGCGTCGACGGCCACTCGGCTCCACACTCCGGACAGGGATGCATCGTCGCGCCCCCTCACGGTCGAGCCCGCGCCGAGACACTCGCAGCGCTCTCGGTCGGCGGGCCAGGTCTCGGCGCATGCGAAAGGCCCGAACCGATCCGGTCCGGGCCTTCTACGCAATTATCGCGCTGGCGCTAGCCTATCACCTCAATGTGCAGAGGTTGCAGGGGTTTTCCTCGGGCGTCCACCCGTCCGGCCCCGCATCCGCTTCTCCACCTCGAGGAGGTGCGACTCACGCACACGACCGGCGAGCACCGTCAGCTCGCCGCGCTGCCGCCACGCCTTGATCGTCCGCGGCGAGCGCCCCACGCGCTCGGCCGCATCCCTGATCGTCAGCCACCGGTCGGCCATGCCTACCGCCTCCCGTTCTGCGCTTGGCCGGCGAGAATGACCGGGCCGCCGACCTGGATCGCCGCCTGAGCCGCGAGCGTCGGCTGCCATCCGCGCTCCTCCAAGCCGTTCTTGAAGCTGTCGAGGATGTCGCACACCGACGACACGCCCTCGATGAACTTGAGCTGCTCCTCAGGCGTCATGCTGCGTCTCCTGTCTTCTCGTTGATGTCGGGCTGCCAGTAGCGGCCGTCCTTCGTGGCGACGAGACCCTTCTCCGCCCAGCGGCGCATCGTGCCCGTCGTGACGCGCGCGTGCCGGGCTGCGGCCGCGAGCGTGAGCCACCGCGGCTCGTGCGGGGCGCCCTCGCCGAGGGGCACCTCCTCGCGGAAGTGCGCGGCCCACAGGCCGCCGTCGTCATCGCTGTTGGCGAGCCACCCACACGAGGTGCACCCGTACCGGCTCGCCGTGCCGCGACGACGCGGCGGCTGCACCCGCACCGTCTTCATGTCGCAGTCCGGGCACGGCGCGTCAGCCCACCGGGGCCGATCCTCGAACGACCAGCGCGTGAGCGCGTCCGCGAGCGACCAGACCGCCGGCGACGACTCCGTGTGCCGCTCGATGACGCCCGCGCAGAGCGCGAGCACCTCGTCACGGTCGTTGACGAGCTCGTCGAGCACCTCGAGCACCGCGTCCGCGGCGGACTGCGCGATCGTGTGCGCCTCCCCCGCCCACGTGCCCGCCGGGAGGCCCGGCACGCTGTCCGGCACGACCTCGCCCGCGACGTGCATCTCCCACATGCGCAGGACACGCACGATGTCGTCCGACGCGTCGACGAGGTCCGCCGCGACCGGCGCGGGAAGATCCGGCCTGGACGACTGCACGCGCACGGCGTCGTACCGGGCCGCCTTCGACGGATCCGCGATCGAGCGGATGAGGCCGACGACGTCGCCGGCGTCCTCGAGGCATCGCCGCAGGGTCCGGTAGCAGCGCTCGCAGATCAGGGCGCCGTCGCGCGCCTCGCGCGGTGCGCACCCCATACAGTCACCCTCGTCCTTCCCGAAGTCGGGACACGTCGCGTAGTGGACGTCCGGCACGGTGCACCCGCAGGCACAGATCCGGTCAGCCATCGTGCTCTCCCCACCACGGCGCGCCCGCCGCCTTCGCGTGACACCCGCAGGCCGTGTTCCCGCACCAGGCGAACGGCACCTTGCACTTCGCGCAGCACCCCGCCATCAGAACGGCACCTCTCCCTCGTCAGGCGTCCACTCGTTCGCGAGGGGCTCCTGGTGCCACTGATCCGTGGCCTGTGTCGCGACGCCGCCCTGCGGAGCCGGAGCGGGCGCCGCGCTCGGCGCGCCCTGCTGGCCCTGCCCGCGCGGAGCGGACCGCGTCACCGCCGCGGTCGCGTAGCGAAGGCTCGGGCCGATCTCCTGCACGTCCAGCTCGATCGACGAGCGGCGCTCGCCCTCGCGGGTCTCGTAGTTGCGCTGACGGAGGTTGCCCTGCGCGATCACGCGCATGCCCTTCGTCATCGACCCGGCGATGTGTTCGGCGAAGTCCCGCCACGCACTGCACCGGAGGAACAGCGCCTCGCCGTCCTTCCACTCGCCCGCCTGCTTGTCGAACGTGCGCGGCGTCGACGCGATCGTGAAGTTCACCACCGGGATCCCCGACTGCGTGTAACGCAACTCCGGGTCCGCAGTGAGGTTCCCCACGACGGTGATGATCGTTTCCCCAGCCATCAGGCCGCCTCCTCTTGTTCCGCGTGGTAGCGGATCAGTCGTCTCAGGTGTTCTGTCTTCTCGTCGTACGCCTGTGCCTCGAGGTGTTCCGGGGTCGGTGTGAACCGTTCCCGGGCGACCTGCCGTTTCCGTTTCGGCGAGCGCATCAGGCGTCGCATGTGCTCGTCGGCCCACTCCGTCGCCAGATCAAGCCGGTACTGGGGCATCGCGAGGCCTCCTCCCGGTCTGGACGGTCAGAACGCGTCGCGGGGATCCCACCCGTCGTCGTTCCCGACGGTCTGCTCGTACTCGGTCATCTGCTCGCCGTATCGGGCTTCCGCCACCCACCGGTCGTGACGACGGCGCGCAGTCCCGCAGGGTCCACAGTTCTCGACTCGGCCGTGCGGGTGGTCCGGGCATCCGATCGGCGGGGCATCCATCAGCAGGGGTCGCTTCGGCGGTCGGGGCCGGGTCTCCTGCTCCTGCGCCCACGTGGCCCACTCGCTCGCCCGCTCGGCGCTCTCGGCCCGCACTCTCTCGCTCGCCCGCTCCCGCGCTCCCCCCACAGCCGCGAACGTTCGCGAACGTTCGCGAACCGGCACCTCGGGCGGCTCCGGGCATTCCGACCACGCCAGGCGCGCATCCGTCTTCAGCGGGCGCCGGAGCGCGATCCACATCCGGTCGTCCTCCTCGAACGTCGTCAGGAACCCGCACTCCTCGAGCATCAGCACGTGCTCGATCACCGTCTCCGTTGCGGCCTCTCCCGGGTAGATCGCCGCCGCGATCAGCTCCGGCACCAGCTCGCACCGACCCAGGCCGTCTGTTGTCAGCCACAGGCCCAGCGCCGTCGGCCTCGCCTCGTGCGGAGCGCGCAGATACCCGGGCCACCGCAGATCCTCCGCGCTGATCTTCCGCTGCACGCTCTTCGTTAACACCCTGATCGCTTCCCTTCGCGAATCCCTCGAAACACAGATCGACCGCCAGCTGCAGGTGGTGCTCGTCGACCTCAAAGCACTCCGTCCACCCGCGCCCCATGAACAACAGGTCACGGGCCTCGTCGTCGCTCTCGAACGCCGGCGGGAACCATCGGCGCAGGATCCGCAGCGCCTCCGCCTCCCATGTCCAGTCGGTGCCGCGGGCGAGCACGATGATCTGCGCGCCCGAGCGCACCAACATCTGCACGCGCGAGTACCGCCACGCGCGGCCGACCTTGAGGATGTGGCGGCCATAGCCGCGCTCGTCCGCCCACACGGCGACGTACGTCATCGCGTACTTCGGCATCGCGCCCATCAGAACGGCACCTCCGACATGACGAGCTCGTACGGGACGCGCTTCGTCGCCGAGACCAGCAACCACAGCGACCCGTCGATCGCCTCGACCGGGCGCGACTTCGCGATCTCGAGCGTCTCCGCGTTCGTCGCCGCCTTCCGGATGTACAGGCCGCGCCGCTCGAGACCATCGAGCACGAACTCGTGCGCATCCGCCTTCGCGCCGTTGCACAGCGAGCACGCCGAGATCAGGTTCGCCGGGTGGTCGAGCACAGCGCGCGGCGTCCCGCCGGCTCCGCGGTTCGCGCGGTGGTCCGTCGTCTGCGCCTCGCCGATGCACCCCGGGAGCATCAGCAGGCAGAACCCGCCGTCGCGCTCGATCACGGCCTTCTTCGTCCGCACCGTCACCGTCATCGGTCAGCCTTCTTCCGTCGCGGCTCGGGGATCCCGAGCTTCCGGGCCATCGCGCGGCGCTCCGCCGCGGTCTGCCCGCCGAAAACTCCGTCCGTCTCCCGGTTCCGCAGCGCCTGCTCGAGGCAGTCCTGCCGCACCGGGCACTCCTCACACACGGCCTTCGCGAGGCCCGCGTCATGCAGCTCGCTCGTGGGGAAGAACAGCTCCGTGTCCATCCCGCTGCACGCGGCGCGCTCCGTCCACTCGCTCACGCGGCCACCGCCTCGACCACGGAGCTCGCCTGCAAGTCCGCCCACGGGCTCCGCTCGCCAGGCACGAACACGCGCCCATCGAACGTGACGCCGAACGTCGCGATCTCCTGCAGCTGCGGCCGTGCCTCGAGGTGGGCGTGGTCGCCGCTACATTTTCAGCCGTGATGGTGATATCCGGTCCCCCAGCACTGCGCGCAGGGTGCACCGCGCCAGTCGAGGAGCGCGTCCGTCCACGGGTCCCTCAGGGCGGTGCGTCCGCTGGACATACACGAGAAGCAATAGGCGCACCCAACCGGGCGGCCCATCCCATCGACATATCCGCCGAACACCTCGTCCCAGCGCGTCGGCGCGATCCCCAACGCGCGGCATCCATGGGTCACCCGCGAGCGGTCGTCACGCGAGCAGGTGCACTCCTGGTCCGGAGCCGGCGGCAGTGTCTTGTCCTCCGTCTTGCCGAGGTCGGCCCATTCCCCTCCGAGGAGGTCCAGCAGATCGCTGCTCATTCGTCGTCCTCCGTCCGGGTCGGCTGGATCAGCGCCGTCGCGCGGAGCACGCCGCGTTCCCAGAAGTCGAGGATCACGGGGCCGGGCTTGTCGCCTGTGCCGGCCATGTACTCGAGCGTCGGCGTCGTGGTCTCGGGCATCTGCAGCGCTCGTGCGTCGGCGAGGTAGTCGAGTGCAACCGGGACCGGTTCGGAGTGCACGCCCATGCGCGCCGTGTCGAGCACGCGCGCGAGCGGCGGGTACTCCTCCGTCGACACCAGGGGCGCGTCGAAGCGCGCCGACGGCGCGGTCTCCTCGTCCCACTCGCGGAAGATGACCGACACCCAGCCGTCGCGGCTCCCGTCGTCGTTCGCGACCGCGGCGCGCGGGATGACGACGTCGACCGGATCGACTGGGGCCTGCAGGTTGAGGTGCAGCTGGTGGATCCGGTAGCCGTCCGTGGACGACGCGACGCCGGTCAGGCCGTCGGCGACGAGGTGAGCGTGGCACTTCACGCCGAACACCTCGTCCTTGGCCGCAGCCGCGATCAGGCCGCGCGCGAGCCACCCCATCTCGGGCGTGGGCATCTTCAGGTCGCGTGCGACGACGATGTCGTGCGCGTTGATCTCGGTGACGTTGCTCATGTGTGGGCCTCCGCCCGGAAGTTCGCGTTCAGCGACCGCAGGATGTCGATCTCGGTCGTGAGGGTGCGGCGCAGATCGCGGCCGTACTCGAGCGCGAGCTCTGCCGTGTCGACGGCTTCGAGGGCCGCGACCGTGGTGTCGTCGATCTCCGCGTAGGCGCGGGCGTCGGCGATCGAGAAACCGGCCTTGCGGGCGTTCACGAACGCCTTCCCGCGCGCGAGCGACGCGTCGCGCTTGCGGGCCTTCACCTCGGCGGAGAGTTCCTCTAGCGCCTTCGGGGCGCGCGAGATCCGCTCGCGCGCGATCATCAGCGCGCCGGCGACCTGCACCGGGGACGGGAACGACTGCGCCAGCTCGTCCTCGTTCAGTCGCGCGATGTTCAGCGGGACGAGCTCGAGGTCGAGCACCTCTCCCGTTGCGGGATCCGCGGCCGTCACGATGTCTCCCCGTCCTGCTTCGCGAGCGCCTCACGCATCGCGTCCGCGACCGACGTCGACACGGGTCCGTCCGGTGTCGGCTTCTGGACGCGGCGCGCGCGGCGCTTCTTGCCGGACGTCCGCGGCTTCGGCTCCTGCGCGGCCTCGAGCTCCGCCCGGCGGGCGTCGAGCTGATCCTTCAACTTGAGGTCGACCGCGCGGGCGGCGCGCGCCTCGCGGCGTACGTCATTCAGTTCGGAGAGCGTCGCGGCCGCGGCGATGCGCGCCGACCAATCGACCGGCTCCGACACGGGCGCGACAGGCTCCGTGGGCGATGCGGGCGTGGCCGTCTCCCGCGGCGCGCTCGGGGCGTCGTCGGGCTCGCGGCGATCGCCGAGCACGTCGGCGAAGGTGCGGCGCAGCGCCGAGCGGAGCGCGTGCGCGCCGAACAGGACGTGCGGGCGTGCCTCCCACAGGGCGCGCCACGATTCCTCGGCGGGCACGACCTCATCCCACAGCTCCGTAACGACAGTCGGTATCGCCCACCCGTCGCGGTGCACCGTCGCGCGCGCGGCAACCGGCCGCGTGCCCGGCGGGAGTGCGTCCGCCCAGGCCGGGCCGACCGCGAATCCCTCTCCGAAGTCGGCGGCGAACTGGACGTGCGCGCCGCGCAGCGCGCCGGTGCTCGTCGCGGCCGTGAGGTAGCCCTGCAGGGTCTGCTGGACGTCGTCGGCCGTGATCTTCTGCTCGGTCACTTCTTCGACTCCTTCGGGAGGGTCACGCGCAGCGCAGGCTTCGCGTAGGTCGTCTTCGTGTACTTCTCGCGTGCGAGCGCGGCGAGCTTGTCGGCGGCGTCGCGGTTGCGGCCGTACTGCGAGTGCGCCTCGGGATCCGCGATCTCCCACGCGTCCTCGTCGAGCGCGCGGCGGCGCGCAGGACGTGCGAGCGTGACCGTCCCGGCGTCGTCGGCGTGCTTCCAGCCGATGCGCTCCGCGGCGGGGTTCTCGTCGCGGAGGATCCGCAGAAGATCCGCGCGCGCCGCCTTCTCGAGCTCGGCCGCGGCCTTCGCCGCATGCGTCGCGGCGAGCACGCGCGCCTTCGCGTCAGCGAGCTCGGTCGACAGTTCCGCAACCGGGGCGCCGTCGTCCACCCACGCGAGGAACGCGTCCGCACGCTCGACGAGCTCGGCGATCCGCTCGTCGTCGCGCCAGACGATCATGTGGTCGGGGTCCGCTGTCGGGGCGACGTCGCCGGCGCCCATGACCTCCCACGCGTAGACCCATCGGTCGAGCCCGGTCACGTGCATGCCCCACTGCACCTGGTCGTAGTGATCCGCGGGGATCCCCGACTCGGGCGGCGTCCAGCCGTGCTCGTGTGACTTCACCTCGACGCCCGCGACCATCCCGCCGGGCATCGTCACGAAGGCGTCGGGTGTCGCGAGGTGGCGGGCGTTCGCGCTGCTCGCCCACACGTGCGCGTTGGGGATGATCGGCGCGGAGAGGATCCACGTCAGGTCGGCGATGATCTCCGGCTCACGCTCGTAGCCACGGCGCGTGTGCACGTTGCCCGTGAACGTCGAACCGTTGAGCTTCTCGTCGAGGATCCGCGCGTAGGTCGTCGGCGACACGCCCGGCACCTCGGATGCGGTCACGCCCTCGGCGCGCGCGTCGAGCCACGCGTCCTCGTCCTCGGCCTGCGACGCGACCGGAACGGCCGCGAGCGCGGCTCGGAATATCTGCTGTTCGATGCTCACTTCGACTCCTCGCTGGTGGTCTCGCAGCGCGAGCACATGAACCGGCCCGGGCTGGTGGTCTTCGGGACGAAGGCGGGAATTTGCTTCCCGCACTCCGTCCGGTCGGCGGACGCCATGACGTGCGTCGTGCCCGACGGGAACGTCGTCGCGAACCGGCCGGTCATGATGCGCTCCCGGCGAGACGCCACGCGGCCGCGCGACGCCCGGACGGGGTGCGGCCCTCGCCGTCCTGGACGATGTCGCCGTCGCGTGCCCGCTGGCGCAGCGCCGTGCGGATCCGTGACGGCGACCACGCGCGCTCGGTGCGGCCTTGCCACGCGCGCTCGAGGTTCTCTCGTTCGATCGCGGCCGCGGTCAGCGGGCGGCCCGCCGCGGCGAGGATCGCGAGCACCTCGACCTCGGATGCTTCGAGGGCGTCGGCATCGATCGAGTCGGCCGCCGCGTGCGACGTCTCGGGATCCGACCGGCGCGCACGAGACGAGTCGCCCGTGATCTGCGACAGGATCGCCGGGCCGGTCATGCCGCGCTCCTTCCGAGGCCGACGTCCGCGAGACGGACGTGGTCGATCGCCGCGACCGGCGCGAACGGTGCGATGTCGTCGCCCGTCGCGAGACGGTCCATCTCGGCGAGGACACTCGGGAGGATCGACGTCGGGATGTGCAGCGGGGCGACGTCCGTCGCGCGGCCGTCGATCGTCAGCCCGTCGTCGTCGCGACGGATGCGGATCGACTCCCACGCGGTCGTTGCGCCGAAGCGGATGTCGAACTCGATCACGCTCTCGGTCTGAGACCGGGTGATCGTCGGGCCGGAGTGGGTAGCCTCGGTCGTGGGCATTGCGGTGCCTTTCCAGCGCCGTCCCGGTTCCAGCGGGGCGGCGCTACTTCGTGTCTGGTGTCAGATGGAGTGGTCGACGGGACACCCCGGGCAGTCACACCCGGAGTCGTCGGAGGGCTCGGCGTCATCGGCGAGGCCGAACCACACGCGAACGGTGCGCGACGTCGCGACCGCGGCCGCGAGGAAGATCAGAGCCAGCAGCGCAACGCCGTTGACGATCCCGGTCGCGGCGACGATGCCGAGACAGAAACCCGCCGAGAGGACGAGCACGTAGCGAATGAGGCGCATGCGGGTAGCTCCTACGATGTGAGGCATGGACTGGGTGCTGCTGTTGACCGCGATCGCCGCTCTCGCGACGCCCGTCGGCGTGTGGGGAATCGTCCTGCAGTACGGGTCACGGAGGCGCGACACGGAGTTACGCGACATCGTGTGGATGCGGCGGCGGACAGACGACGGCTTCGTGTTCTGGCACGAAGGGTCCGCGATTGCGCGCGATGTGCAGGCCGTCGTGACCGTCGACGGGCAGGTCTCGACAGTTCGAGTGGACCGAGTGCCGGCAGGCGAAGAGGTGTTCGTCGCGAGCTCGGGGCACGCGGAGAACGTCCGCCGTGCCGAGGATGCGGTGACGGAGTACCGCGAAGAGGAAGAATCGCGACTTCGACGAGCCGAAGAACGACGCGAGGAACAGGCCAATCGGTACGGCGGCATCCTGCAGGGATTCGACCCGACCGCGCTTGAACTCCCCAACATCCCGCCGATGGGGTTCAGTGACGACATCCACACGGTCATCACCTGGCGCTATCCGTCGAAGGCCGCGGGTGAGCAGCGGTTCGAGTGGACCGAACGCTACTGAGCTCGCCAAGCGCGTTCACTCGTCGCACCAGGAGCACCTGGCTGATCGCGTGAAGGACGCTGTTCACGGCGAGGATGCCCAGGAGCACGAGGATCTCGACAGTCATGCTCACATCCCCCACCACTGGTAGTTGCCGGTGCTCGTCACGCCGTTCAGATCAATGAGCGGCCCGAGCCAAGGCACCACAAGCACCGCGAACAGAGCGACGATCAGGCCGACGAGAACGACGCCAGCGACGATGAGGAGCACGATCCCGCCGATGATGGAGAGCGCGCCTCGGGTGTGCGTGCTCATGCGCTTGCCTCCGCGCACTCATCGAGCCAGGCGAGGACGTCGGCTCGCATGTACCGGATGAGATTCGATCCGGGGAGACGTCGCGGGACGGGGCCGCGGCGAGGCTTCGACGCGCGCCAACGCTCGAGCGTGGTCGGCGTGACGTCGAGGATCTCGGCGAGAGTCTTCGGAGACATCACCATCGGCATGTCCTCGAACCCGGCGAGCGCCTCGTGCGCCGGCGTGTCCTGCGACGCGGCGTTGTTCAGCGGCGCCACGGCCGCGAGCTGCGCACTCATGTTGCTTTCCGTTGCGGATCGCTCACGGCCGCGACGCCGGCGACGACCCACTCGAGGGGCACGTCCAGGGCCGCACAGATGCTGTTGAGCTCGGCGATGGAGAACTTCTCGGGCTTGCCGTACAGGCGGGTACGCAGTGTCTTGTAGGCGAAGCCAGACTTCTCAGCGAGCCACGCGACGGAACGGTCCTGGCCTTCCCTCGCCTGCTCGATGCGCCTGGCCATCTGTGCCGCCTCGTCGACGGCGCTCTCTGGGTTGGTCATGCGACAACTCTAGATGGTCACTTGACCAATCACAAGCACCCAAGTTGGCCAATTGCCCCTACTCAGTTGGTCAAACGGTGTATATGATGGGGCGCATGACCCAGGAAGACGAGCGACTGCAAGCTGCCGTTGTCGATCAGATCAACGCAGAACTCGGCGCCTCCGGCCTCACGATGAAGGCTTTCGCCTCAAAGATGGGACGCCCGTACGACTCGACGCGCAACTATCTACGCAAGGAACGAGCGCTGCCGTTCGGCATCTTCTTCGAGATGAGCTCCGCACTCGACGTTGCACCCGACGAGATCATTCGGCGAGCGCGCCAACGAATGTAGCCACGAGCTCCTCGAGAGACATCCCGTTTGCTCGCGCGTAGGCGCTGGCCTCAGCGACCGTCATCTGGTCCATGCTCTCCCCTGCTTCCTCGAACTTATGTTCGATCTTCACGCTACCCGGAGGGTCCGGGTAGCTGAGGTCACGATCGCGTCACGGAGGCGATCTACTCATATAGGCCCGCCCGGACCGCTCTCGCGGACCAGATCCCACCAACTGCTCTACGGCAAGTCGTTCACGTGTCCCCTACCTACAAGGGGTCACCAGGACGCAACGGTCCGAACAAACTGGCCCGATACACGACACTCCGGGCGTGTCGGCCGAAGCGACAGGAAGGACGCACAATGGCTCGCGCATGGATCAGCGACCGCTGGGTGAAGGACTCCCGCGTCGAGATGTCTGACGGCACGACGACGAAGATCAGCCCCTCGAGCGCACAGCTCCGGTCGATGAAGACGCTCCCCGAGCACTTCCGGACGGCGAAGTTCGGTCAGGGCTCGCGCTGGGTGGCCGGTTGGTACGAGCCCGACGGGACCCAGCGCCAACGACTGTTCGCACGCCGATCGGACGCCGAATCGTTCATCGCCGGCATCGAGGACGACATCCGATCCGACCGCTACATCGACCCCTCCGCACGCGAGCGCACCTATCGCGACGTCGCCGAGGCGTGGCTCGCGTCGAAGAACCGCATCAAGGGGTCGAGCTACTACCGCTACCGGCGCGAGCTCGACATGTACGTGCTCCCCCAGTGGGGTGACCGCGCTATCGGCACGATCACGCGCGCGGACGTCGACTCATGGATCACTCAGCTGCGTGCTGGCACGGCGGTGCACGTGTTCGACACGAAGGGGCACCTCAAGAAGCCACGGAAGCCGAAGCCGATGAGCCCTGCCTATCTGCGACACGTGGCAGGCGCGACGTTCGGCGGCCCGCTCCGCTTCGCCGTGAACGAGCAGTGGATCGGACGCAACCCTCTGCAGAACGTTGAGTTCCCGCGCGTCACCGGCGACATCGAGGCCGACCTCCCCGCGCTCACCTACGCGACGATCGAGCAGCTCGCCGACATGGCATCCGAGCTGACCGGCAACGCCTCAGACCGCGCGCTCGTGCAGACCCTGGCGTACTCCGGCCCCCGGATCGGCGAAGCGACCGCGTTGAAGATCAAGGACCTCGATCTCGATGGGAAGCGGGCGCGCATTCACCGCACCTGGACCACCGATCGCAACGGCAAGCGGACGCTCGGTCCCGTGAAGACGTGGGAGAAGCGCTGGCTCCCGCTGCCGGCATTCGTCGTCGACAGCCTGCGACAGATCATCGACGGCCGCGACAGCGAGGACTTCGTCTTCCGCAGCATCCAAGGCATGGCCGTCACCGGCGACGCGTGGCGCAACCGCGTCTGGACGCCCGCCTGCACCGCCGCAGGCCTCGCTGCGCCGCTCGCCGTGCATGATCTCCGGCACGTCGCTGCGTCCAACGCGATCGCGTCGGGCGCGGACGTGAAGCTCGTGCAGCGGATGCTCGGCCACAAGGACGCCACCGAGACGCTCAACACCTACGCGCACCTGTGGCCCGACCGCGTCGACGAGGTCGTCACAGCCATCGAGAAGGACCGCGACGAGGCACTCGCGAAGCTCCACGCCCTGGCCTCATGA